CCATTCTGTAATATGTGTTATCAGCAACCAAGGCTCCAGTTCTACCGGCAACTACACCTGAAGCTGCAGCAGTAGCGAAAGGATTAGCTACCATTCCATAACGAGTTTTAAACCCGATACGTGGTTGGAAGTTATCTTCACCGATTGCTCTTACCATTTGCAATGGAACATAAGGACAATAGAAAAGACCCGCATCATATGGACTTGAACCTTTATAACCTACAATCATGTAGTTTGTTGCTTGGTTAGCAGCAAAAGGATCAATATAAACACGATAGCGACCGTTAAGAATACCAGCAAAAGTATTACCAGTATCATCAACATTAATTCCTGTTTGAAGTGCTGGTGTATAATCAAGTACTCCAGCCATTTGAAGTGCAGAAGCAACGTCTGAAGAACAGATAATCATATTACCTTTTCCTCTACGTGTGGCTTTTGCGATTGCATTAGCTTCACGTTCAATCTGGAACATCAAGCCTTTGAATTTTTCTACTGACCATCGACCATTAGAATCAACATCAAGGTCAAAAGTTCCGGCATTGGCTGTACCATATGCAGCACCAGCTGTTGCGGTAGAACCAATAGATCTTACAACTTCTCTGTTAATCTCAGCCAAGATTTCAGCGGAAAGAATATTAGCCAATTCAGTTTCAGCGTCAAGACCATGAATTGCTTTAAGGTCTTGTGCCAATTCCATTGAATATGCACCTTTGAGTGCTCTACTTACTGCTGTAACAGTAACCTTCTCAATAGAGAAAGCCATTTCTGGAATGTTGTCACCATTTACTGCAGGATCATTAGCACCTTTAACCTCAGCATTTGCTGTTGACATACCAGTGAATGAATCGTAAGCTGAATCAGCTGGATTATCACCAGTTGCTATTGTTCCAACACCTTCAGAATTAGTATTAGATGACGAAAAGGCTGTATTAGCTTCATTAAAGAGAGCTTCAACACCATCTTGTGCTGCATATCTCGCTCTCATTGCGAAAATAAGTCCTGTTGGACCTGTCATTGGTTGAACACCACAAATGTCATAAGCGACCAAGTTTGGCATCGCACGTCTTACGAGTGAGATTAAAACTGGATCGTAAATGTCTACAGAACCTGCACCAGCAGTTGAACTAGATGCGCCCATTACGTTAGTAGGTCCAGACTCAGACAACAATCCCATTCCACCCATTTGCTCACGCTGGGAACGTTCTTGGTTCTCCAAGATTACAGCAGTTACCTGCTTTTTATATGGGTCTTTGATCTCAGCCAAATCTGGATGGTTGACAACAGGAGCCCACTTTTTTTGAATTTCTTCAGCGATATACATTGTTTATCTCCTAATGTATAATTAATTAAAAATATAATTATATGTTATTTTTACTGTTCAACATTTTAAGATATGCATTCATTTGTGCGTCTCTTGATTCTGTTTGAACATTTTCAATTTCCTCATTCAATTCCTCAGTTGTAGTAGTAGTTTCAACAACCTCATCTTCACTTAATACTACTTCTTTTTGTGGAAAGTATGATTCCTTTAACATTTCTAATTTTGCTTTGTATTGTTCAGAATTTTCAAACTCTACACCTTCTGCAAGACTAGAAACTTTTTCTTTTTGAGTGTCTGCTAAACCTTCACAAACATCATTTATAATACCTTCTTTTGAAGACTCTGCTAATGAACCTTTAAGTGTAACATTTTTCTCAATTTCTTCATTAAGCTTCTTCTCTAGATCTTCGACCTTTTCAAATAGATCGTCTACAATATCTACCTTTTCTTCTGGAACATCAATATAATGTTCTTTGAAAAGATTTCTTAAACCTGTCATAAAATCATCTGTTAATTCAGATTTAATACCTCTTTCAACAGCTAGTTGATTATCTTCCATCCATTGCTCAACAACATAGTTAAGATAATTGTCTACCTTTTCTACCATTTCACCTTGGAAATTTTTAGTTGATTCTTCAATCTCTTGAAGATATTCTTCTTCAATTTGTGCTACTCTTTTGTTTACTTCATCAACTACTTTTGCCTTTACAGCTGTTTCAAAAATTTCTTTTGCTTTTTCTTTAAATTCTTCAGAAAGTTCTTCACCAGCAATAGCTTGAATGTCTTCATCAGAATCTAATTCAATTTCTTCAGGTGTTAGATCTTTTCTTGAATAAAGAATTT